CTTTTGATTCACGAATTTTTATATATATTCTACCCACAAACCGGAGGGTATTTTTAGGGTTCACAATTATGGCAAATTTAAATTTAGCACAAGTAAGAGATGCTGTTGAAAGAAAAAGAAGGAGAGATCTTGGATCTTTAAGAAGTCCTATGGATATTGATGAGGGGCAATATGGCTTAAATGACCCCAGTAACCCTTATTTGCAGGGTATAGATAAGGCCGGTTTAAGAAACATGACATCAGCTAGGGAAGTCCCTTCAGTTTTTCATGGTGAGAATATACGCGGACAAGCTCATTGGGGCGGGAGAACCGGCCCTCAAGATTGGAGGCCAAATAGGGATATACGTATATTGGGTGAAGGATTGCTTTCTCCAGAAGAATATGAGGATACTATGACCCATGAAGTTGGGCATTTAGGTGAACAGGCTGTAGGTAACTACAGAAATTGGGGGGATGATGTTGAGGATCGTTCCCATAATATGTTATATGGCAGGAACGTTGGTGGGGTTTTTGATCCCAATGATCCATATTTTGGAACTACAGAAGAGCGCGGTATATTAAGTGATAGATTAGGTGGAGATAGAACCCTTAAACGCGTAGAGGGTAGACATGACTGGGTAGATGTAGATCCTATGGATGCTCAGGAGCGTTTAGCCGATATAAATAGGAAGTCAAAATTTGAGGGGTTGTTAGGTCAGGATACGGTATCTACTGGATCAGAAAGTTTTATTCCTGCCCCAGCAGAAGATCTAATGACTGCTACAAAGTCAGGTGTGGAGGCTATAATTGATAAGTTTGGGGCAAGAACCAAATCAGGTGTGGTTGATCCATCTGAAGATTGGGTTGATAAGACTCTTAAATGGGGAAGGAAATATTTACCTAATACTCTAGTTCCTGACGAACCTTATACTTCTGTAATTGGTGAACTAACAGTTAATAAAAAGAAAGCCAGAGAAAAAGAACGGGAGGAAGCAAGACCCACCACTCTTAAACAGGCTCAAGCTCAAGGAAAAGCTCACTTCTGGCATGACGGTAAAAAGAAACTAGCGGTTACAGCGGATCAGTTAGCTAAGTTTAAGAAGTCTGATCTCTATGATGCAGACTCTAAAAAATCCGCGCTTTCACAGTGGGCTAATATAGCCCAGTCTGAAGGCGGTATGAAGAAATTATTTAAGAAGAAATCTGACAAGAAGGTAGCGGCTAAAGTCAAGGAAACTAAAGCTGATAAGCAGTTCCTTGATGATTATATGCAGACTTATTATACTGGAAAAAAGAAGGATGATCCAGAGTTCCGTGAGAATGTAAAGGCTAGACTTAAAGGAACCGTTCCAGAGGCTCAAAAGAAAACCGTTGCAAATGCAATTAGTTCTGCGGTGAAGATCTTTGGAACAGATAAACTAGCAAGTGGTGGTCGCATGGATAAGGCCACAATGAAGAAGATGCTTCAGGATTTAGGTCAGATTGAATCAGGCTACAGAACAAGAATAGCCGGTGGTGGCCGCCCGGAGCGTGGCTTCTGGCAGGTATTGCCCTCCACAGCTAAGGATGCTTTAACCAACGCCGGGGCTTATTTTGGCCCCACATTCAACAAAACATTTGCAGGTCGCGATTGGGTTAAAAGCGGTCAGTCCGCTTATGAAAGCCTAAAGAACATGAGTCAGAAAGAAATCTCTAAACTATTAGAATCGGATGACGATCTAGGAGCCGCCTTCTCAGCCGTTCAGGTGCTTAGAACATTTAAGAAAAAGAAATGAATGAGAGGTTAAAGAGGTATTGGGGAGACTTTCTAAACCCTTTAAAGAACATATCAAAATATTATAAAGAGGAAGTGGGTAGCGGCCTTCATGGAATGGGTGTTGGAGAACATGAGACAGGATTAGGTAGTAAAGCATTAGGCTTACTTCAATTTGCAGGCGCACCTGTAACTGCACTTTCCAGAGGACTTTTAGAAGAACCTTTAGAGGGTAACTTAGTTTCAGCGGGTGTTGACCCAAATGTGGCTGAAAAGATAGGGTTATACACAGGAATGGGCGCATCTATGATGCTTCCGGGAGCGGCGGCTACTAAAATAGGTAGGGCTATAACACCAAGCAGTGGTGATTTAGCTTTAACTCAGCAGATTACCAGACTAGCACCGGGTCATAAGCTCTCATATGAGAAGGGTGGAACAAGGGCGCAGGACTGGTATAAAGGCGGTCAAGTAGCCCAATTAGCAGTGGGTGCAGGTCGCGCAGTTAAGGATTACGCGCAAATGGCTTTCAGCCCTCAGAAGTCACACTTATTTAAGAAGTATGGATTGTCCCCAAGCCAAACTAGAGATTTGAAAGAGCAGTTAGATGTTTTATCAAAATTGAAAAATAATGAAGACGTTTTCAAAACTAACATATATGGTAGGACAGATGAATTTTACGAACCATCTACGGGTAAGTGGGTAAAGGGCAAAGATCCTGAGAAGGTTGATAAGCAAGCAGTACAGCAGGAATTTCATTCTACATTAGCATATATCGACTCCATATTTCAAAAATATATGCCTAATGATATACGGAGGAAAAACTTTCTGGAAGATTTGTATGGTCATATTTTTCCAAGAACCGCCCATACAAATTATAATAGCTTAGTATCTGTAAAAGATGTAGAACCTGTTAGGAAGGTTTTGGATAACTTACCCTCTCATGTTACTGATGACATGATTAAAGAAGTGATAAACCCGGCGATTGCCGCTTTTACTAGGAAGGGGCAAAAGAGTGGTGGAGATGTTGCTCTAAATTCAAAAAGACTGTGGGGGAATCCTTTTCAGGATTTGTCTTTTAAAGCTAAGGACAACCCTCTAGTAAACGTGCCAAAAGGTACGGGTCTGTATCAAATTAATAAACTTTGGAGAGACTTTCCCGGTGATGAGGTAACCAAAAAGAACCTTATAGATCATGCAAAACAAAATAATCTAAATATTATAGCGCAGTATGGTGATGATATTCCTAAAAATGTTAGAAAGGAATTATATGATATTGACAGTCTAAAGAAGAGCATAACACAGCATGATGAATTCATATCTATAAGTGGGGAAATACTTTCAAGAGATAGACTTTTAGCCCACATACAGAATAGGTTAATAATCCCAAGATCAGGAAATGATGGAATTTGGACAACGATTGACCACATGGCACAAGGGATTCCTCAAAAAGTAAAGGGTATCAAAATTCCATTTGCTAGAAAACTAGAAGATTTAACTGAGAAAGGTTCACAAACAAATGTAATAGTGGTAGACGCATTCCCTGTCGCAAGAAACCCACAGCTCACAACAGCTACAAGGAGGCGGAAAACTGGTGAAAGTATAGTATCAAAGCAGATGGCCCCTAAAGAACAAACATTTGATGAGTTGATTGAATCAATAGGTAGAAAGGTTTCTGACCCTGTTCCGGCTGATATGGTGAAGCAGTTTTACGGAAGAAGAGCAAAAGGTTTGGGTCTTGGTTTGGCAGGCACAGGAGTTGCTGAAGGTCAAAGGAGAAAATTTACGGATGCGTACTAGTAAACAAGAAACATTTATTGAGCAATACTGCTTAACCGGCAATGCGTCTAAAGCCGCAGAAACCGCAGGGTATAGCTCACCTAAACAGCGTGGCTATGATCTAAAGAAGCAGTTTGGCTTTGAAATAGCAGAACGACAAAAGAAGATGATTCAGGATTGCGTACCCGGTGCGTTATCTCAACTGGAAAACTTGGTAAATAATGCTGAGTCTGAGTCTGTGAAGTTAGGAGCTATTAAAGATGTGTTGGATCGGGCAGGTTATAAAGCCCCTGAGAAGATACAACAGGAAATATCCCACGTAGAACAAGCCTCCACTGATGAGCTTCAAAGAGAGCTTGATGCAATCATGGGGTCTTCAAACGTAATAAGTATACCTGAAGCATTGAACTAATGCCTATTCAACGCTGTTCACTCAAGAACGGAAAGAAAGGATGGAAATACGGAAAATCTGGAAAATGCTATGCAAGTAGAAAGGGCGCAGAGCGTCAAGCTAAAGCAATCCACGCCTCCGGCTACAAGGAAAGAACTAGAAAAAGCTCTAGAAATCGTTAGGGAGATAGGCGCAAGAAAGCGCTATAATAAGGTTGATTTCTACGACCCCTACCCCTACCAGCTAAACTTCCATGAAACCGGCTCAGGGGCCAACCAGAGGCTTCTCATGGCGGCTAACCGAATAGGGAAGAGTTACTGTGGTGCGGCTGAAATGGCCTATCACGTTACAGGGCTTTATCCTAAATGGTGGAATGGTAGAAGGTTTGATAAACCGATTGTTGCTTGGGCGGGTGGCGTTTCAAATGAAACCACCAGAGATATTGTTCAATTTGAACTATTGGGTTCCCCCGATGACCCAGAGGCGTTTGGGTCTGGTGCAGTCCCAAGAAGCTGTATTATAA